CCTTATAATTTATTTATCTTATTATAATATGATAATATATATCTCAACATCAATATACACCCATTAATTAAACTTTATTATAGAAGAAAGGAGAATGTAATGGCAGATATAAAAAAGATAAATGGAAAATATTATGACTTTTCGGAATTAAATAATCCATCTTTCATTATTACTGCAAAAGAATTAAAGGCATTAAATATAAAGAACTACTATTTCATGTTAGAGATCAAAAATCCTATGTTAGCTGATATAGATCCATTTGATAAAAATATTAATAAAAATATAGTAATGGCTTTTATGCAAGAGTATATGCATAATATGTGGTATTTTACAAGAACAGCTGTAAGATTAAGAACAGATGCTGGGGTAGTTCAATTTTGTCTTCATAGAGGATTAGCTGCAATGATGTGGTGCTTTGAAAGACACTATGACAATTGTCTGTGTCAACCTCGCCAAACATATAAGACTACTGGAACAATATCTGGTCCAATTCAATGGGCATTTCAATTTTCAAAAAATATGCATATGCATTTTTTTGGTAAAGAAACAGAAAATACAAAACGTAACTTAGCCCATCTTAGATCAGATATAGAATTATTACCAGAATGGATTCAATTCAGAAGATTTATTAATGAAGATGGTAAAGAAAGAAAAGCTAAAGGTTCTACTGAAGTATTAGAAAATAAATTAAGAAATAATGATTTGGTAATCCATCCAAAGCCGTCTTCTTTATCACATGCAGAAGGTATGGGTCGCGGAAGTTCTGGATCAGTGATCCTATATGATGAAGTAGAACACACGCCATTCATTGGAGATATACTAAGTAACTCTGCTCCACTGTTTAAAACAGCTTCTGAAAATGCGGCTAGAGCTGGATTACCATTTGCCAGACTAATGAGCTGCACGCCTTCACTATAGCGTATACACGCTCTTTATTATTAAATTTAAAAATTTATTAAAAATTTTTGCTCCTACATATATTGTAAAAATATAATATATGAAAGGAATGATTTTTTATGTTAGAAGAAAAATTAATGAATGTTAATGAAAGAAACAATGTTAGATTTAGAAAGGTGAATTACCCTGGATTTGATGACAGGTTATATTTTATATCTGAATATGGTGATTTATATAATGCTATGACTAATACAATTATATCTGGCACAATTACTAAAAAAGGATATAGACAATTTCGTATTAAGGGAATAGCTGTCAAAGCTCATAGACTTGTAGCATATGCTTTTATTGAAAAGAATCGAGATATAAAATTAACTGTAGATCATCTAGATGGAAATAAATTAAATAATTATTATAAAAATCTAGAATGGGTATCTGCAGAAGAAAATGTGAGAAGAGCATTTGAAAGTGGAACCATAGAACATTTGAGTTATTATGGAGATGAATTAGTCCATAAAATTTGTTCTATGTATGAGCAATATAATTATTCCCCTATCGAATTATATAGAGTGATGAGAAAGACTAATAATTCTCCTAGAGGAAATAAAGCTGAAGAAGCATTTTATCGTTTCTTAGTTTCATTAAGAAAAAAAGAAATCAGATTAGATATTGTAAAATTATATAATTATAATCCGAATGAAGTATTTGGAGATAAAAAAGTTGTAAACGATAAAAGTTTATTTTCAAAAGACCAAATAGAATCAATTGCCGTATTATATTTATCAGGAAAAAATGTTAGTCAAATAACTAAAGTATTGGGAATAGAAACAAGTAATCCGGATTATAATAAATATTATTCAACTATATTACGTATTGTGCACCGTAAAGCTTGGACAAAATATACAGATGAAATATTTAGAAATGCTCATGAAAATATTGAAACTGAAAAATACAATTCAAGTAGATTTTCAGAAGATCAAGTTCATGAGATTTGTAAATATTTAGCTGATAGGAAAACTCCTCATGAAATATTAGGTTTAATGGGGTATTTAATAACAGATCCTGATTACGCAAGATTATATGAAATAATTGGACGAATTGCAAATGGTCGTGTTTGGCTAAATGTGAGCAAAGATTATTTTGAACCATTCCATCTTTCAAATCGTCAAGATTACAAATTGAATCAATATCTAATTGGAGAAATGGTTGCTCAAAATTATTCTATAAAAGACATCTGTAGAGTATATGGAATAAAAACAAAAATTGAAAATCCTAATCTATATTCAGCTATAAGAAAACAAATAAAGAGAATTAAAACTCTAAAATGTGTTTCAGAATTAACATTCGAAGAATTACAAAATTTAATGATAAATGAATGGGCGGGTAGATGGTAACATCTATCAACAACTACAACGTGAACTGCTGGGAAGGCTCCAAAATTTAATATTACTATCCATCATAGTAATATGATGTAATGTGAAAATATATTAAATGGAGAAAGCCATGCAAGTAATGATCTATAATAATAGATAAAACTTCAACGACTATCCCTTTTAGACGTGAGATTCGTCTTCAGGAGTACGGCTGTAATGCTAATATCGACAGTAGGTGAGAATCCTTTGAATGGAAGTGCGTTGCTCCAATAATTATATTATTGGATGAAGATATAGTCTGAACTAGTATGTGAATGCTAGCTGTATTAAACAGAAACAATAGTTGCGATATTGTTTGAACAAACTGGGAAACCTTGACACGAAAGTAGGTAGAGATGCTTTACCTCTTATTCAATCTATGATACCATGGAGTGAAAAAATATATGATATGACTCCTTCACAATTGGAAGATTATAAATCCACATATAAGGAAGCATATAATAATTCTCAAGATAAAAAAGAAAGAGAAGTAATGAATGTATTCTATATAGAATATCAATATTATCAAATACGAAAATCATATGATTGGGTATTGGATCAATATAAACTCTCTGGTGATAAGATGGCAATAAGAAGAGAAATCTTATTACAAAGACTTAGAGGATCTAATAATTCTCCAATATCTCCAGAAGATTTAGAATATTTAATTTCTAATATGAAAAAATCTACTAATGATATTATCTTATGCAATAAATGGAAATTATTATTATATGAACATGGTGCTGGTGAATATATGGGAATTAAAAAAGATCTTAATGAAGATATTCCATATTTAGTTGGTATTGACCCAGCAGGTGGTGGTGGCGGAGATAACTTTTCTGTCACTATAGTAAACCCATACAATTTAAAAATAGCGGCTGAATTTAAATCTCCATATATAAGTGGGCCACGTGCAATGGATATGCTAATAGAATTAGTCACTGTTCATATACCTAAATGCGTATTAATACCGGAAAGAAATAGTATGGGTATTTACTTAATACAAATGATATTAGAATCTGATATCAGAAGTAATTTGTATTGGAGTGAAACTGACAAACAAATAGATGAAATGACTGTAGAAGAAAGTGATCAATCTTTAAAAGAACTTAATCCGGATTATAAAAAATATGGTACTTATCTAAATGCTAAAGTAAGAAAAGCTATGTTTGAATTATTCTTCCAATATATAGCTGAAGCAAAAGATCTTATAAATAGCGAATATTTAGTAGATGATATTTGTAAACTTATACGTACATCTACTGGTAGAATTGAAGCTGATAAAGGACAACATGACGACTGTTTGATGTCATATCTTCATGCTATTTATATTTATCATAATGGCGACAATTTAGAACGTTTTGGAATTACTCGTATTTATAATCCACTATTATCTGATTCTACAGTAGAAGATCATCCAGACCTGTCAGATCATAGAAATGCAGTATATGTTAATACACTAAATTCTAATCATCAATCATATGAACAAGAAGTTTTTGAAAATGCTAGATTAGAAGAATCTAGAATAAGACAACTTGTAAATAGATTTGATTTCATTGAAGATGGTCTATATTCGAAACATAAAAATTCCAATACTAATCCATTCGATAATACTGTGAATATAGAATCATCATTTTTTGATCAATTGAATAATTATTGAAAGAGGTGATATAATGGGAATGATAAGAGCAGAAAATAGTAAATTATATGCTAATGAATATCTTGAAATTTATATTCCAGAATATTATTTTGATGATAAAGATCCAATAGCTGAAAATAAAAGAGCTACTATAGATACAATTGGATTATTATATATCAGAAATTTTAAAAAGGATGGAACTCCTAATCCAGTGAAATTATTGAATATTCCTACTGGTATAACCCTGATGGTCTACTCGACCAAGAAAGAAGAAATTGATGTAAAAGGTAAGAGATTAAAAGTATTGACTCTCCAATATTTAGATGGCTCATATATAATGCATCAATCTGTTACTAAAGGAAGAGATATAGCAAATAAATTTTTATCTACTGTGCTTTCAGGAAAAGTTCCTAAAACATTAAACTATGAACAAGTTTTGGATGTATGGTGGAAGAATCTAGATATTTCTGGAATATCATATAAAGTACCATCTAAAATATATGAAATGATTTTAGCTACTATATATAGAAATCCTCATAATCATAATCAAAGATATGGTCAATATTATGGTAAACAAACTGATCCAGATGGTTATGATTATTATACTGCAAATGTTCGTGAAGTGGTTAAAAATCTTTCAACATTTTCTGGAATGGTATATGAAGATATAGCAGCCATGATTTCAAATGGTGTTAATAATAATCTTAAAAACGTTAAGGAACCTGAATCTCCATTGGAAAAAATCATACACTACTAATGGAAATTTCGCAACATGATATTAATTATAGTCAATTTGCTATAGTAATTCATTATTTAAAAATAATAGAAAAGGAGTGTAATAATATGGCAGACAATTTTACATTGCAGATCATACCCTACTACGCACATCCACATGTGCATGCCGTCATAGAAGATAGAACATTCTATGATGAGACAGTGGCTAGCCCACCTTCGGATATGCTACCTTATTCTACAGCTATAGTTACTGCTGCCGATAAAGGTATTGACAATACATTCGTAAGATTAACTGATAAGAAGGTAAAGACTAAAATATTTGGAAAACCTAATTTCAAAAAATATGGTCAATCTTCTCTTCAAGCTGATGTATTGTTTAACGGCAACACAAATGTTTGGTTTTGTAGAGTATTACCGGATAATGCTACTTATGCCAATCTAATACTTGTAGCTCATTATAGAAAAGGAAAAATTCTTGATGATAAAAATCAAGAGACAGGTAAGCATAGACTTGAAATAAAATACACATTGGAATATGCTAAGAAACCAACTGTAACACAGGGTGCAAGAGATGATGTTGATATAACAACTATGTGTGAACATCTAACAGTTGATAAACATGATGTATCTACAGGATATATGAAACTTCCTCTAATGTATATAAGATCAATCGGTAGAGGAAAATATGGAAACAATTACTCTATGTTTATATCTAGGGATGCTGAATCCGAGAGAGAATACAATCTAAAGATGTATAACTTCTCTTTGCTTGACAACACAAACGTTTCCAAAATAACAAATGTATTTTCTGGTTCAATATATCAAACTACAAGATTTGAAATGTCTACTCTAATATCAGATGTTTTGGATCAATATACAACTGGATCATGCCCAGTTCATATAATGCCATTGGAAGATAATTTCCAAAAGATTTATGATTTCTATAAATCAATAGTAAAAGAAAATGATGCTTATATAAGAGCAAATAATTCTACTAAGAAAGACGTAGAAGATCTTGAATTTGCTCAAGCTATGAATGAAGACGGCTTCGATCCACTTTATGGACAAAGACTGAATACTCGTTCAGGAGAACTTATTCCTTATTATAGAAATTATACTATAAAACCTGAAGGAAGATATAAATCACCAGAATTTACAGTTCCTACAACTCCAGGATCTGTTAAGCCAACTAATAAATCAGATTGGAATACAGTAGCTGTTGGATTCCAATGTTTAGTAATGGCAGATGCCCTTCATGATGGCAAGAGGTGGAGATATACTGTAACAGCTGTTGATGCTAATACTGGTGATATCACATATGATGAAGGTGTTGAAGAAGCTATAGATGCTGATCAATATGATGGTGTAGATGTTACTAAGAACTACGGAATGTATTTTGACGGTGGGCACGATGGTGATTTTGAAGAAATTACTGTAAATAGTATAACAAGACCTCCAACAGCAGCTGAACTTAAACTACTTCTCTCTAGAGAATATGTTAAAGCATTCCGTGGTATGAAGGATAGAAAAATACTTTCTCCAGCAAGAGTTGATATAGATTTCATATTCGATGCCAATTACAATATGACTTCAGATTCAAATCTTAATGTAACTGATGAAGTTGCTCAAATGTATGGTAATTCAACTGTACTTACTACGGAAGATTATCAAGCATTGACTATTCTCGTTAAGAAGAAACAAACTCTACTATTCAATGATCTTAACGTTAAAGCTGCTATATATGATTTGAATCAATTCAGAAATAAGAATGGTATGACAGTAGATAAATCTCTTGGAGCTGGTGGCTCAATTTATCTTGACTGCGGTCTTCTTGGAATTAAGACAGTTGGAGTTAACTATGAATTACTTTCTGTATTGGATATGATGGAAGAATTCCAAGGCAGAGCAACATCTATAGATCTTGGATATTATTCTATATTTGATCCTATATCAAGAAAGAAAATACAAGTTACTGCAACATACTTTATTGCAAAGAATCTTGTTCCACATATAATGAGAGAAGGTCTAAATAAACCATTCACTTATTCATATGCTCAACTTAATGCTATACAAAATTCAACTGTATGGACTAAGTCTGGTGATATGATAAGAGATTCATTTAAACCTAATATAGATCTCATAGACTGGGATGTTAAAGAAAGATTATATAAAGCAAGAATAAATTACTATATTACTTCAGATGAAGGAAGAATAGTAAAAAGAGCTGTTCAAAATACAAGACAACTGGATGCGTCTGCATTGCTTGAAGAAAATAACGTTCGTGTTCTTAATACATTGAAGAAGGGATTGGATAAAGCTTGTCAAGGTTATCTATATAACTGGAATGAACCTGAAATCAGAAAAGGCTTTACTGATACTCAAATGGAAATATATAGACCATGGATAGGAACTATGGTTCAAGATATTGACATTCACTTTGATGCAAATGAATGGGAACAAGAAAGAATGATAATGCATTGCTACTGCACAGTTAAATTCAGAGATATAATCAAGAGAATCATACTTGAAATAGGTATAGAACGTCCTGATTATTCTGGAAACGGAGGTAACTAACAATGGCTATCAAAGGTGTTATAACTTCTCAAACTGGTAGTAGACAATTTGATGCTCCAGATTTGACTAAATACAGTATGTTCGTGGGTGGTACAAATGCTACCCACCATGCATTGAGAAACTATTCTCCAATGCTTAATGGATTCGGAAGACTATTTATGGTAAGATCTCCAATAGCTATTTCAACTATGTTTGGCGGTGGAGCTGCTGGTATGTATTCTTCTGATTCATTATTCGTTCAATTTAAACATATGCTTGAATATATGAATAGATCAGTAACAGGATTTGGAGCTAAGACTCTTGATGTTGCAGGTACTCCTATACAAGGTGGATTTGCAGGAAGACAATTTAATACTCCAACTGTTACTAAAGAATCTACAACTGAAATTACTATAGGTCTATATGAATTAGATGGTGCTCCTGTATTCACAACTATTGATGGATGGATGAATGCTATCGGTGATGAAAACTCTGGGCTTGCTACTTATGGTGGCTGGATAAATGGTGGAGTTGGAGCTGATGGTAAAGGTAAACGTCTATTCAAGAGAGCTGGAGAACCAGATGAAGGTATAGATTTTAATGAAGCAAATCATACAGCGGAATTCATTTATGTTGTTCATGATAGATCAGGTGCTCAAGTTGAAAGAGCTGTACTATTGGCTGACTGCTATCCAAAAGGAATTGAACAAGCTCCTATATTGGATATGAATGAAGGCGGAACTCATGATAACGTAACTTACAACGTACAATTCAACTGCGTTGTTTATAGATCACCTATAATAAATGCTATCGCAAATGACTTGTTGAAACAATATAGAATAGTATCTAACTCACTTAACTTCAATCCTGAATTGGGTGACGCTGTTTACTCTAAAGGAGATCCATCAAGATTCAATAAGACTCTTGGTCCAGTTCCTACAGATTCAGCTACAGGTACTAACATTGGTAACCTTCCAGTATTCTATACTTCTACTGAACCTACTACTGTTACTGCAGCAGATGCTGATATGAATACAGCTAAGTTATCAGGTCAAGAAGGATATAAAGGTAATCCATCTTGGTTGAACTTCGGAAACTAAAATTGATAGTATGATTCATTAATTGACTCTGATACAAAATTGGAATTGGTTGAGAGGGGTAAATCCCCTCTCTTCCAATTCTATTTTTAATATTTATATATTCTTTCTTTGTAACTAAATATTCATAAGTTTTTTAAATTCAAATAAGGAGGGTAATGTGTAATGAGAGAAAAATATAATCTTATCAATGAGCTTCAAAAGAAAAATCAAGAAATGAATTCTCGAAAGAAGTTAGCATTGATAGGACAGGGTGATTTCACTGGTGGTAATAATGTTATGCGTGGTACTATGAATATCAAACATCATACTCAACATCTTACTATCAATGAACCTGAATTTCCATTTCTATATGATGGAAAAGAAAATGTTACTGGATTATATTCTTCATATATTAATATTACTGATATGGATTATAAAGTAATAGGTATATGTAAAAAATATAATCAATTAATGAAAGGAAAACCTCATTTTGCTTTATATTTTCTATATAATGAAAAAGAAGATAGATATAAGGTATATGAGAGAAAAGAGGTAGAAGATCTTACTGAAAATTTTGGATTTTTGTATAATAATGATTATATCGATAATCTTGAAGTGGGAGATGTTGTAGAAAAAGGTACCAGATTAAATGCATCTACATCTTATGATGAATCTAATAATACTGGTATAGGTGTGAATGGAAGATTGATTCATGCAATACACCCTGCTGTACAAGATGATGCTATACTGATATCAGAATCATTTGCTAAACGTATGATATCTAATAATGTTAATAGTATTACTATTCCATTGGATGATAATATGATTCTATTGAATAAGTATGGTACCGAAGATTATTATCAAGGATTACCTAATATAGGAGATTATATTACAGATAATATTTTATGTGCTGTAAGACCAATAAAAGAGAATAGAATATTTTCTGATTTAAGAGATCAATCATTATCT